ATGCTCTAAACGTGCGGGAAGCCCACATCTGTGGGTTCACACGCAGGCAGGAGAGCAAGCAGCAACGTCAGGTCAATACATCGCCATCAATCTGAGAGGCCACGTCAGCATACACAACACAAAGCCAGACGGCTGGGTGAAAGAAATTATCGCAGGCGCTGCCTTCGCAATCATTGTCGCAATTGTCGCCATCGCAATGCTCTCCCTTTAATCAATCGCAATTAATGGGAGTTGACACAAATGTTTTTGATTGACCCAGAATCAATGCATGATAAAACAAACGGGAAATCGAGGATGGTCTCCTTGAAGTCGGTTAGATTGAGGCTCAAAGCAATGCTAGTTGTGGAGAGTAAATATAGCTTGTCGTAGTGATAGCTGCGGCAGGCTTTTTTTATCACAAGAACGACAACCCTTTTTTTTAATTTAATTTTGCATTATATGAAAATTAAAGGAGGGCCGCATCATGGCGAAAAAAACAACCAAGAAACAACCAGCCAAAAAATCTGTCGGTAGGCCAAAGTTTGAAATCACAGAAGAGGTTCTTGCAAGCACAGAAACGCTTATGGCAAAGGGACTGACAAAAGAACAGTGCGCTGGAATGCTGGGCATTTCAGTCTCCACCTTCATGCTTCATCAGGCAGAAAATTCGGAATTTTCGGACGCCATAAAAAGGGGCGAGGCAATGGGGATCGACGCCGTGACCAACGCGCTCTTCGAAAATGCCACCGTCAAAAAAGATAATACCGCCATCATATTCTATTTGAAGAACCGCGCAGGCTGGGTGGATAAATCAGAAACAAAAATTCAAGAGGAAAAAACAATAACCCTCGACCTCACAAGGATTGGTATAAATGAACTCAGCGCAATTGAACGAGCTTTTGAGCAATCTCACATTGGAGCAAGTCAGGGCCGAAAAATACCGACGATCATTGAGGGAGTTTACGAAAGCCGCTTGGCCGACGATTGAACCGGGCGTAGATTTCAAAAACAATTGGCACATAGATGCCATCAGTGATCACCTCCAAGCCGTGGCCGAAGGCGACATCAAGCGCCTGATCATCAACGTGCCGCCACGCCACATGAAATCAATTAGCGTGGCCGTGGCGCTGCCTGCGTGGACTTGGGCAACACAACCATCCAAGAAGTTTCTCTATGCGTCCTATGCAGCCTCCCTGTCGATCAGGGATAGCACCAAGTGCCGAAGGCTGATCGATAGCCCGTGGTACAAGGCGCACTTCGGTGACAAGTTTAAGCTGACCGACGATCAAAACCAGAAGCAGCGGTTTGAGAATGATCACACAGGCTATAGGATCGCCACCAGTGTTGGCGGCGCTTTGACCGGGGACGGGGGAGACGTTATTTGCATTGATGATCCACACAACAGCGTGGAGGCCGACAGCAGCGCCGTCAGGGAGGGTGTGCTGGAGTGGTGGGATCAGGCCATGCAGACGCGCCTTAACGATCCAAAGACGGGCGCGTTTGTCATCATCATGCAAAGGCTGCATGAGCAAGACCTCACAGGCCATATACTCGCCAATGAGCTAGGCAACGAATGGGATCACCTGTGCCTGCCTGCCAGATATGAAATCGGCCACCCAACGCCCAACAGATCAACTCTTGGCTTCACAGACCCCCGCACAGTCGAAGGTGAGCTTCTCTGGCCCGATAGGATGGACGAGAAGACCCTGACCACCCTAGAGCGGTCTCTCGGCTCCTACGCAGCCGCAGGGCAGCTACAGCAGCGGCCAAGCCCCAAGGGCGGTGGCATACTGAAGTCAAGCTGGTGGGTGCCGTGGGAAAAGGAAGACCTCCCCGAAAATATCGAATATGTAATCCAATCGTGGGACACAGCCTTTGAAACAAAGGAAAGCTCTAGCTTCAGCGCCAGAACAACTTGGGGCGTATTCAAGTATCAAGGATACGACTGCGCCATCGTGCTGGAGGCGTGGTACGATAAAGTTAATTACCCAGAGCTACGCAAGCTGGCGCAGGAGGCATACGATGACTGGGAGCCAGACGCAGTGCTGATCGAAAAGAAGGCGTCAGGGCAATCCCTCCTGCAAGACCTCAGAATGGCAGGGGTGCCAGTGTTGGCGTACAGCCCAGATCGTGACAAGGAAGCTCGCGCACACGCCGCATCTGCCCTTCTGGAAGACGGCAGAATATTCTATCCTAAGCGCAAATGGGCCGAAGATTTGATCTCAATATGTGCCGCCTTCCCCGCTCACCCAAATGATGATATCGTTGACACTTGCACCCAAGCGTGGCTAAGACTGAGAAAAGGATGGTTCTTAGGCCACACTGAAGACCCCGACGAGGACGATTATCAAGAACCGCAAAGGATAACTTTATATGGCTGATCCAAATGTAATCCCGTTTGCTGAAGGCGCACCCGCAGATGACCTGATGGTAGAGACCCTCCCAGACGGTGACGTGCTAATCGGTGATCCAGAGCTTGACGTAATCGAAGAAAGCGACAGCGGCTTTGATGCAAATCTCGCAGAAGAGATCGACGCACGCGAGTTATCTGCCAAGGGCGCGGAGCTTGTCAGCTTTTACGAAAACGATGAGGCCGCACGGGACGAGTGGAAGACCCGGTACAAGGCTGGCCTAAAAACCTTAGACCCAGACGGAGGCTTAGATGAAAGCGAAGACGAGAGGGCCACCCGTGGCCTGTCTATCGTTGTTCACCCCCTGATCGCAGAAGCGGCAACGCAATTCAATGCCAAGGCCATCGCAGAGCTTTACCCGTCAGGTGGCCCAATCAAGTCGGTCATCATTGGTCAGCCAGACGAGGAAATCGAAGAGCAGGGCCGCAGGGTCAGAGAATTTATGAATTATCAGATCACAGAGGAAATGCCCGAATACTTTCCCGATCTGGATCAAATGCTGTTTCACCTACCGCTGGTCGGCCAGACGTTCAAAAAGGTTTGGTGGGACGTAAACCTCGACAGGCAATGCAGCCAGTTCGTCAAGGCAGAAGACTTTTGCGTGGCTCCAGAAAGCAAAGACCTCTACACATCCCCACGCTATACTCACGTCATTAGAATGCCAAAGAACGACTACAATCGCTATGTTCAAAACGGCTACTATCTTCAGACCAGCGATGCAGGCAGCGATGATGTCGATCCAGCCGACAGCGTTATTGGCGAAATCGAAGGCGTTGATGAATACGACGATAGCAACGATGACATAATCACACTTCTTGAAATGCACGTCTATGATTTGTTCGACGGCATTGATGGCGAAGAAATGGATGAAGAGGATGAGGACGATAATGCTGTCGCCCTACCTTATGTCATTACCATTGATTACGACAATCAAAAGATCGTGTCGGTCAGGCGCAATTGGCGCGAAGACGATGAGCTAAAGAAACGCCGTGATTGGTTTGTGAGCTACAAGTTCTTGCCGGGTTTGGGATTTTACGGATTTGGCCTCTATCACATGATCGGTGGGCTGGGCAAAGCGGCGACAGGATCACTTCGCGCTCTGCTCGACAGTGCCGCATTCAGCAATATGCAGGGTGGGTTCAAGCTGCGTGGCCGTGTTACTGGCGGTGATGTGCAAGTTAACCCCGGTGAATTTGTCGATCTCGACAGCACCGTCGATGACGTTAACAAAGCCATAATGCCACTGCCGTTTAAAGAGCCGTCAGGTTCGCTGTTTAATCTGCTAGGCTTTATGGTTGAGGCAGGCCAACGCTTTGCATCCACAGCCGATCTCAATGTCGGTGACGTAAATCCAAACGCCCCAGTGGGATCGACGGTTGCCTTAATTGAGCAGGGATCGAAGGCGTTCAGCGCAATTCACAAGCGCCTGCACTACTCGCAGGGCCAAGAATTTAAAATGCTGGCGGCTCTAAACGCAGAAAATCTGCCAGAAGAGTTTACCTTCTCACGCGCTGGAGCAGCCGAAACGGTCTATGCCGCCGACTTTGATGACCGCATTGACATCGTGCCTGTGTCCGACCCCAACATCTTTAGCACCGCCCAGCGCATCGCGCAGGCACAGGCCGTGCTGCAAATGGCGCAGGCCGCGCCGCAACTTCATGATATGTACGAGGCGTACAAGCGCATGTACGAGGCGATCCGCATTCAGAACATCGATGAAATACTGAAAAAACCAGAAGAAGCTGTTCAGATGGACTGCATCGATGAAAATATGAGCGTGATGTATGGCAAGCCAATCCGCGCCTTCATTGAGCAAGACCATGAGGCGCACATCGCGGTGCATATGCAGTTTCTGCAAGACCCATCTTTGGCTGGCAACCCCGGCGCTAAAACTATGCAGCCGATCTTAATTGCACACATCGCAGAGCATATCGCGCTGCTGTATCGCCTGAGAATGCAGGCCAGTGTGGCAATGCCACTGCCGCCACTGCCCGACTTTAAAGACCCCAACTTTAAGTTTGAGGACGTTGATCCAGAGCAAGATCGCCTAATTAGCCAACGGGCCGCAGAAGTGGTCAGGGCCGCACCTCAGATGAAACAGATCGAAGCCATCAGGGGCGTTGGTCAGCAGGGTCAAGGTCAAGGCAATCCGCTGGAATACGCGCAGCAATTGGCAAAGTTGGAGACCGAAGCCCTTACGGCCAGAACACAGGCGCAAATTGCTGCCGATCAAGCCAAGGCACAGTCCAACATTCAGATCAAGCAGGCAGAGGCCAAGCAGGATATGCAGATCGAAATGGCAAAGGCGCAGGCCGACTTGCAGGCGAAGGTCACAAAGCTGGAGGCCGAATTGCAGCTTGAGCGGGAGAAGAACGCAGCAAAACTAGAAATGGAGGCAATGAAGAATGTACCCCCCACGATATAATTTGCCCCCCATAAATCCTGCCGCCTTCGGCGGTTTGCCGAAAGAGCAAGCGCAGGGTGCGCGGCCCCCACCCTCCTCCCAAGGTGGGGGTCAGCAGCCCATAGACATGAATAAATATTTAATGAATAAAGTAGCTGAGATTCGACAGCGCATGGGCGCTGGTGATATGGGTGCCTTGACGGCGATATCGGACGCCGCACAGGTTCCAGTACAGCAGCCCCCCATGCAGGGGCCACCTCAAAGACAGGGAATGGCGTGATGGATGAAAAACAGGGCGCGTTTGCAGATTTAGATTTTAAAGATAAATTTGATGATTTTGATTTGCCTGTTTCTGGCAACATTAATATTGACGGCACCTCAAATGAACCACGTTCTGAATTGGATTTATACAAAACATTTGATGGCAGAATGGGCAGTGTCACGCCCTCAATCGGCTACACCACCGAAGAAACAAAATTCAGAGATGGCATGGCTGACGTTAGAAACAAGGCCAGAACTGTGCGTCTTGGTCTGGATGGATCGACCACATTGGGGCCAGTAGATTTAAGCGGAAACGTCATGGGCAGCAGAACCATGCAGGACAAAACCTATACGTTTCCCTTTGCCACTTTCACGCAGGAAAGCTCCAGCACATTTTCAAAATTAGGTGCAGCGGCAAAGATGGGCGCGTTTGATTTTGAAATTAACAGGCAAAAATCAAGCGGCATGGAGCCAGTATATTCTGGAT